TCTAACTAAGGCTGAGAAAAATTTGATTTCCGAATTCGAATTATCCTTGAGCGAATTACCAAGCTCCGATCCAGTTAGGGAGCGGTTTAATTCTATGGGGGGCCTACTAAGTCACGAGGCGCAAACCTCACTCTTATACCGACTGGTAGTCATGAATTATCTTGGTGCCGCAAAGATAGCGAGGGACAACGGGAGAGCTGTCAAACCAGAAAGCTTGGTATGGCTTACACAAGTCATTAATAAATCAGTAGACTGGTCAGAGCAAGCCATTGATCACTATGAGTTAGAAAGCATTACAAGTGAATTGAACAGAAATATTGTTAGGTTCTTTGAATCATTCGGAATTAGAAATGCAAACCAGAGGGCGTAAATCTGAGATACAACTACCCGCCCTTCAATAAATTCATTAAATCAATTGCTTGAAGGAACTGACTGGCGAGCGCCAGGGGATTATATGAACGATATCCGCGCCATATTCCAACGATTTAAGTCTGTTTTTCTCGCGTTCTGTTACTACGTGCGCGCACAATAGTGCGAGCAGCGCCCCCGTGGTGCCGGTCTTTTCTGCAATCCGTGCAACAACATCTCCGGGTAAACCAGCATACGAGGGGAATGGTGTGATTGAGCCCATGAATCCCCCTGATTGTTTTGTAAACGTTTTTCAAAACCGCATCAGGACGGCTCAGGTTTGCATGCGCTATCACGTGTGGCCTGAGAAAGAGGTATGAACAATATTGGTTATTGTGTGCGGTGTATGTGATTTATAACACATATAGTTTACATGGTTTTTAGGCGTGGCGTTTGGTGGTTTTTTTAGTGGTTCCGGGTTTTGGTTTTGCCTCTGTGAATTCATCCAGCGCACCGGACTGGATAATCTGCTGGGCTTCTTTTACGGCCGCAGCTATCTGGTGGTCTTTGTATTTACCCAGGGTGATGGCGCTGCATGCCGTTGCGAAGCTTTCTGCTTGTTGTAGCTGTTGTTCGACCATGCCACGTAGGGCTGGGGGGAGGGCATCAAAGCGGGTGGCGATGGACTGAGCATCTGGGGATATAGTGCTGTAGTTTGCAGCTGGTTCATTGGCGCCTTGTTGGCGGTATTTTGGTTCAGTGCCGTCACGCAGCCATGGTGTCATAACCCCTAGCCATAGCGCTATTTTGTCCTGTATTTCTGGTTTTGGCATTGACTGACCAGATAGCCATTTTCGCGCAGATTCAAGCGACCTTACACCTGCTGCTTCTTTTAGGGGTTTTGGATCTGCACCCAATGCTGATCTTGGAGCAGTGTACCCTTGCTCAGTCATTTCCTGGCTTAGTCTTTTGCCAAACGCTTTCCGTGAAGAATTACTCATAGCCGAAGTGTATAGATACCACCAAAAGTGGTAAATTCTATAATTGGTGTTGCAGTATCCCACTTTCGGTGGTATAAATTTGCGCCATGACAATATCAAAATTGAATCCTGTACAAGAGGCCGTCAAGTTTTTAGGTGGGCCAAGTGCCGTACTTCGACTCACAGAGAAGCACGATAGCGTGATAGCTCTAAAGAACCCTTGGGCGGTTACTAAGTGGGGTGAGTTTGGTCTGCCAGATAAATGGATCATCTGGCTGGAAAGTCGCGTAGCTGAAAAAGCGAAAGAAGAGGGTGTTGATATGACCCACCTGACCCGCCGTAGTTTCCGCCCCGAGTTATACCCACCTGAAGACCCGGCCGAATCTGCCGCATGAATGCGCTTGCCCTTTTTCCTCGCCCAGCACACCAATTTCTACCACCACCCTGTGTGGTGTGCTGGGTTTTTAAACCGCGTTTACGCCCCCCATGTGAGCGCGGTTCTTTTTGATTTTTAAACATCTGGTGATGGTGCTGGATTAAGCGCGTTTTTTCATCACCACTAATTGTGATTTTTGAGTGAGGTGAAATATGAGTTATTGCAATCGCATTTTAACCGCCATGAAACAGCAGTGTATTTACCGTCCCTGTGATCTTCAGGGCGCGACTGGCTTACCAACCGGTGAGATTAAGAAAACCCTCGATGTAATGGCCAAGGGGGGGGTAGTGGAAACCATTCGTGGTGACGGCTATCGTCGGAAAAAGCTTTACCAAACGAAACAGAAATCACTTTTTTAGGAGACAACAATATGCCTGATTTTTCTGAATATTTTTTGCCTTATGTGTTGATGGTGACTGGCCTTGCGGGTGTTTTTGCGACGTTGATTGTGACGAGTGACCCGCGTAAGAGCTGGTTGTTTGGGCGTCGTTCTAAGAGTGAGTGAGGAGATTTTAGTTTGAGCGTTCAAGCAATGAGCTGGGTAATTGACAATTCTCAAGCCAGTAGCGGTAGTTTGGTTGTGTTGTTGATGATCGCTAATCACTGCAACAAAGATGGCTATGGTGGTTGGGTGGGGTACGAGACTCTGGCAAAAGAGAGTCGAATGACACGCCGAAACGTGATGAATTGTGTTGGCAATTTGGAGAAATTAGGCGAGTTAAAAGTGGAGGTTGGCAAGGGGCCACATCGCACAAATCTTTACTCATTACCGATGATGCAGGGGGGTGAAATATTTTCATCCCCAGATGGTGAAAATATTTCACGGGGGGGTGAAATCCACGACACCAAGATGGTGAAGCCCACTTCACCCAAACCGTCTTTTAAACCGTCTATTAAAAATATAAATAATAAACCGGGGGAGATTTTACAATTACTCGTCAGCGAGCGTGTGAAAAACCCAACGCGTGATTACACCCGGAAAAAAGTTTTAGAGCTGCTCGAAGCTGGGGCTACGGTTGAAGATTTTACTGAGGCAATAAACACGGCTCGCCGTGCAACTGATGAAGGTTTTGGCATCGCCTATCTTGAAAAAATTATTAATCGATTGATCTTTGAACGTAAAAACCCAGGAGCATCACGGAATGAAAAAAGCGGGAGATCTGGTGCCAGATATCAACCGTCGGGGGCAGACATCATCGCAGATGGGCTCCGGCGCGCGCAGGAAGCCGCAGCGGAAAGTGATGACGCCTAGCGTTGAAACCTATGCATTAGCCGCTCGGTTTACTAGCTACTGGGGGCATCGTTTTTCTGGTCGGTTTAAAAGTGCTGAGATGTATGACGCTGCGATGATTGAGTTTGAGAAAGACCTTGCTCCGTTCGATGAGGAAATAATCGACAAGACATTTGAGCTTTGTAAGCGGGAGTTTGTGCGTGACAACTGCCCAACGTTACCGATGTTTCTTGAGCGGTGTCGGTGTGTACAGAAGCAGAGCAGCCCTGTCGGCGGCGGTGGTGCGAATTTAAAGCCGATTGACCCGCATAAGTTTGTTGCTGGACGGAATGCATTCAGGCAAAGAGCAAAAGAGTTGTTTCCCCACAAGCTTAGTCATTTTGAAGAGGATGATGAGACCACGCCGGACTGGGTGAAAAAAAGAGCAACCGGGGGTGCTGCATGAGGGCTTCTAACCGACCACAGTCAATACTTACTCCCACCGAGCGCGCAGCTGAAGAGCTACGTGAAAATGAGAAATATCATAATGCTAATGCAGAATGCTTTAAGTGTGTGAATGGTTGCAAGGTGTTTGAGTTGTGGGTTTGTGAATCGAATTTGGAATGGCCGTGGTGTAAGCAATATGCTGGCGGCTATTTTGTTAATGAAAACCCAGTTCCACGTGAAACTCTATGAACCCTATATACGTAGTCTCAAAGTTATCGCCGAAGACAACGGCATTTAATTCTAGTGGTGGTGTTGCGGAGTATGACCAGGCGTTGTGTGCGGCGTTGACCAAAGGGGTGAAGCCTAAGCACCTGAATGCGTTTAAGTTGAAATATTGCCATGACTACACCTGCGCTTATGACCTTGGTTTGCAGCTATGGGATGAGGCATTGATGATCGCATCACGTGAGGGGTGGCATCGGCCAAAAGGTAAAGAATGCGTGCGGCGTATGGCTGACCTTGCGATTGCCGAGGTGGCATTGCCGCGGTATTTCAACAGCGATGTGGCGCGGGCTGCATTTGTTGGAATGGAGAAAACACGCTGGCACCGCATCGGTAGGCATCAGTATGAGCTGGTTTATCTGGCGTTTGAAGAATGGTGCAGTGAGGCGTTTCGGGTGATTTTAGATAACCAGCGGGGGGATGAGAGTGATTGAAGTGTCAGGAAAACCTCAATTTGTGAGAGAGCCTGCTGATGCGGTTTCAGTTCATGAAGAGATCAGGCAGCGCATGATTCAAGCGATTATTGAAACGAGAGAGGCCGTGGCTAATAAACTGATTGATCAAGGGCATTCTCCAGCGGTGGTGAGGCTTCACGAGGATACAACCTTTGATCAAAAGCGGGGTGTTTGGACTTACAGTTGCACCCCTATTTTTTTGTATTCAGGAAAAGAGGCAACAAAATGATGAATGATCGCAAACCTACACCAACTGTCGGCCGCTGTCGGCCGTTGTCGTAACTTAGATGCGCGGATCTAGGCCGTTAAGCGTTGACGAGGTGGCGCGGGTTCGTGATGCCTTTAGTGGCAAGCTGGCACGGCGTAATATGGCGCTGTTTTTGTTGGGCGCTAATACCGGGTTTCGGGTTTCTGAGCTGTTGTCGCTTCGGCTGGGCGATGTGATGGAAGAGGACGGCACCATCAAAGATCGTTTAACGGTGAGCCGTCGAAACATGAAGGGCAAGAAAAGCAGCCGCAATGTGATGTTGAACGCGCATGGTCAAAAAGGGATGGTGCCGTGGTTGTTGGAGCTGGGTGAACGTGAGGTGGTGCATAAGGATGATTTTCTTTTCTTCAGCGGGCGAGACACTGGGCGGGCAATAGGTCGCTCCCAGGCATGGCGCGTGCTCACCCGGACATATAAGGCGTGCGGCTTGAAAGGAAAGCTAGGCACCCATGCGATGCGTAAGACCTTTGCCAATAATATCTATAATCACCTGCTTTCGCGGGTGGCTGCAGGTGAAGCGATCGACGCATTCCGGGCGACCAGCAAGGCGCTTGGCCATGCGGACATTAAGAGCACGGACCAGTATTTGTCTTTTCTGGTCGCCGATATCGATATGAGTATTAATTGTGTGGGAGTAGGCTGATGGCTAAAAAACAAGAGGGAATGGTGACGCCAAAAGCGGCGGCTGAGTTCCTTGGCATTTCGGTCCGGTCGTTGGAGCGTTACGCTGATGACTCGGATAAGCCAATTGTGGCGGTGAAATATTCGCGGTCTTCCGTGCGGTATGACATGGATGAGTTGGTGAAATTTAAAGAGCAGTGCCGGGTGGTGAAGGTGTGAGAACAGGAAAAGAGTTGGCTTTAATCGCTATGCGAAAAGAATTTCAATTGCTCTCTAAAAAAAGCAGAGCGAGCGAAAGCTGACAGGATTCTGAAAAAGGACTTGATAAAGTTAATTGACAAGCAGAGTGACGCTGAAATAAGCAGAGATAGTTTAGGGGGTGAAATTTCGATGATGGAATATGTGCATCGAGTGAGCGCTTAAACTGAGGGCTTGACACAACTGCAACAAAAGCGCACCATTTTCCCTAGTGTTTGAAAACTACACCTGAAAATTAATGAATTCCCAAAACCTCGCCCATTCGGCGGGGTTTTTTTATGCCCGCGAATCAGCAAGGAGCCTTTGTGGATAGAGTATTTCATCATTTCACCACGCTGGCGTGTGCTGCTCAAATCATCGATGAGGGCATTCGACTGGGGCGGATGATCCAGGTAGTCGAGCAAGGCTATGTGCAGATGAATGGTTATCAGTGGCTGACAACCGACAATGATTATGATCAGGCATGGGCTGCGCAATCGCCACAACTGCGCGGTAGAACAGAAGTGCGACTGTCTGTTGTGGTGCCTGCGCTGGAGTTTAACAACCTGAAGCATTGGGTAGATATTTGTGGTGATGATGATCTAGCGGCGGCACTGAAAGAACAGGGCGGCTGTGATAGTTGGTGGTTGTTTAAGGGCGTCATCCCGCCAGAATGGATTAAAGCGGTACTAAGCCACGAAGACTTTGCGAAGGGCGAGCCCGGTTGGTCTGAGCTGTGCGCCTGCGGAGCTATCCCCACGCAAAAAATGATGAACGGTAAGGCGCTGGACATGGCCGAGGATGTTTGTGATGCCTGTTATAGCGAGAAATTTAAAGCGAAGATGTTACGCACCGGTGGTTTGCACTGATGAGCGAAGGGAAGAGCGTTCATCTTCTTCAGGCGGTGCATAACATGCCTGACGATATCAAACACGCAGCGGATACGGTGGGCATTGGCATTACTGTTGGTGCGATCTTCGATTATCTGCCAGAGGCAACCGCCTTACTCACGTTTGTGTGGTTGTTAATTCGCATTTACGAAACAGAGACGGTTCAGAAGCTGTTTGGTAAAGCGTGAGATGTAATGATGTGTAGGAACCCCCGATATGGCACCCCCGAAAAAGAAAGCAGCCAAAAAGAAGGCAGCGCCTAAGAAGCGGGCTGTCCGGAAGAAAGCGGCACCCAAAGCGAAAGTACCAGCGAAGAAAGGTAGGCCTTCGGATTTTACGCCGGAGCTGGGCGAAGAGTTGTGTTTACGGCTGATTCACAGCCAGTCGGTGCGTGAAGTTTGTGAAGCTGTGGATATGCCGAACAAGTCGACCGTGTTTCGTTGGCTGCTGAAGAGCGAGCAAGAAAACGCCTCACCAGAGTTAATAACATTCCGCGACCAGTACGTGCGCGCGAATAAGATGCGGGCCGAGTATCGGGCCGATCAGCTTGAGTATGATCTGAAAGATTATGCTATGTCTGAAGTGTTAAACGCTGAAGGGAAACCAGTTAAAGGCGCAGATGGTAAGCCTTTGAGAGTTATGACGAAAGAGGGAAATCAGTTTGCCAAAATTATGCTTGATGCATTCAAGTGGCGGACGGGTAAAGAGCACGCTAAGAAGTACGGTGATAAAACCCAGATGGAACATAGCGGCGAAATCAAAACGCCCAATGTATTGGTGGTACCAGGGCGAAAGTCGGTTGACGAATGGCAGGACAACGAGGAGCAGTAAATGTTGTCTGGAAGCCGTGGGGGGGCGGCCAGACTCAATACCTGACATGCCCTATCACTGAGAAGTTCGCCGAGGGTAACCGTGGTGGCGGTAAAACCGAACTTGCGCTGGTCGATTTTTCGCAGTTCGTTGGCCAGTTTGGCAGCGCATGGCGCGGCGTAATCTTCAGACGTGAATACAAGCATCTTGAAGATGTGGCCTTTAAAGCAAAGCGCTTGTTCAGGCAAGTGTTTCCAGAGGCGAAATTTAACTCATCGAAAAGTGATTACAAGTACGTTTGGCCAACTGGTGAAGAGCTTCTATTTCGCGTTGGGAAGAAGACCGAGGACTACTGGAATTATCATGGGCATGAGTTCCCATTCGTTCACTTTGAAGAGCTGACCAACTGGCCGGATGATGGTTTCTACGAGGCAATGAAGTCTTGTAACCGTGGTTCTGTTGAGGGGATGCCTCGCATATTTTCATCGAATGCCAACCCGTTTGGTGCGGGTCACGGTTGGGTGAAAAAACGCTTTATTGACATTGGTCCACCCAAAACGGTGGCGGTAGATGACGAAGGTTTGCAGCGTGTTCGTATTCATGTGGATCTGAAAGATAACAAAGCCTTACTTGATAATGATCCAAACTATGTTAAGCGACTTGCTGGGATCAAGAATGACCATTTACGTAAGGCGTGGAGCGATGGCAATTGGGATATTGTGGTCGGTGGATTTCTGCAGGGCATCTGGGATCGTGATGTTCATGTGGTGAAGCCTTTCGCTATTCCGCATGACTGGCCGCGCTGGCGTTGTATGGATTGGGGTTCTGCAAGGCCTTACTCGATTGGGTGGTACACGAAGAGCCCGGAAGGTGTGATTTACCGGTACCGTGAGCTGTACGGCGATGGCGGCGAGCCAAATGTGGGAACGCGTGAAAATGCATCTCAAGTGGCTAAGCGGGTGCTGCAGGTGGAGGCACAGGAGCGTAAGGCGAAGATAGTGTTTCGGCGCAACCCGGCGGACTCCAGCATCTGGAACGATGATGGCCGAATTATCACTGTTGAGCGTTTATTTAGCGATGAGAACGTGCGTTGGGTGAAGGCGCAAAAAGGGCCGGGCTCTCGTGTGAGTGGCGCACAGGTGGTGATTGATTATCTAACCGCCAGAACATTCAAGGTGTTTGATACTTGCCAGCATTTTATTCGTACTGTGCCAGTGCTGATGCCAGACCCGGACAACTGGGAGGACATCGACACAGACATGGAAGACCACGTATGGGATGAGGTGCGTTACTCGCTGACATCAAGACACCGTGGGCCACAGATAAAACAAGCGAACAGTGAACCCAAACCCGGCACTTTCGACCACCTGTTAAAAATCACGGCAAAAACCAAGCGGAAATCAACCTACAGGATGGATTGAGTATGTTGAATATAATTATTGAAACGGTGCTGCTTTCCTTCGCGCTTGGCTGGGTTTTGGGTGCTGTGATTGCAGTGCATTTGATGACGATTAAAAACGAGGAGTGATAAGGTATGAGTTTGAAAAAGAAAGTAATCGGCGAAGCGGTGGCGTCTGTAATAACGGGTGCAGCGGTCATGATGAATACCACCCCGCATATGCAGAAGGATTCGGGTGTGTTGGTGGTTGCGCCATCACCAAACTTTAACGGCACGCTGGTGGTGGAGAAGTCTGATGACGGAGGCGATACCTGGACGACTGTTAAGACAGTCACCGGTTCTAATAATGCCGCGAGCTTCGATGAAGTGGCGATGGCGGGTCAGTACCGTTATGACTGTACAGCATTCACGGCTGGCTCTATCAGCATAGGCATTTTGGCGTAATCACTCGATGAGTGATTGTACCGAAAATTCATCTAGCGCCGCGGCGGAAGATCCGCAGCAGGCTCAATTTATTGAGAAGCTGTCGAATCAGATTAAAGATGCAAAGCACCTTAAGGAATCGTTTTACAAGAAAATTAAGGCGCATCGAAATTATGCCGCTGGTCGAATAGGTGAAGATGGCAAGGGTGGTTTAGTCCGAGCTAATCTGATCTACACCACCATTGCCACGGTACGGCCAAGGGTTTATGCGAAGAACCCTGAGATTGTGGTTTCACCGACTGAGGCGGTAGACCCAAGCGAATATCCAGCGATTAAGCAGTTGTGTAAAACTTTACAGGTAGTGCTTGATCGTCTGTTTGTAAGAAAAGCAAAGCTGAAGAAGCGCGCTAAGGCGGCGGTGGGTTCAACAATGACCACTAGCATCGCGTGGGGAAAGCTGACCTATCAGCGCGAATTTCAGAAAGACCCGATCATTCAGGGGCGGATGAACGATATTCAGGAGAACATCGCCCGCATTAGATCGCTGATAGCCGACTGTGAAGATGAGCAGGGGCGGGGTGATCATGAAGCAGAGCAGGAAGAGCTCAAGCATCAGATGGAGGCGCTGCAACAGCAGGTCGAGATTGCTGTCGGTGAGGGCTTAGCACTCGACATTCTGCCCACTGAAGATGTGGTTCTTGATCCAGATATCAAATCACCTGATAACTATGTAGATGCCAAGTGGATAGCCTTTGGCTATTGGTATCAAGAAGACAGCTATAAAGATATGTTCGGCCATGAAGCCGACAAGGAGGCCTCGGTATTCGCCAGCGATGCCAGCGATAACCCCGACGGCAAGAAAAGCAGCGACGACGATAAAAAGAAAAACAAATACCGCGTGTGGGAGGTGTGGCATAAGCAGAGCAATACTGTTTACACTATTTGCGAAGGGGCCAAAAAATACGCCCGCGAGCCGTATCATCCAAACAACGTAGGCGAGCAGTGGTACCCCTCTTTCCCCCTGGTGTTCAATCCGCTTGATGGTAGCTTTGAAGCGCTTTCTGATGTTGAGCTGCTGAAAGAGTTGCAGGATGAGTACAACGCGACGCGGACACAGTTTGCTGAGCATCGCGCGTTAACCAAGCCGCATTATATAACTGATGTGGGTACCAGCGAGGCAGAGATCAGACAAAAAGAGGTTGCTGGGATAGGTGAAATAATCCTTGTTGATGCTAATGGTAGACCATTGAAAGAGGTGTTTCAGGCCGCGGAGCAATTACCTATAGACCCTGCGCTCTACGATAACAGCCACATTCGCGATGAGTTCGAGATGATATCTGGCGCGGGGGACGCCGCCAGTGGAAATGTTCGCCGAGCCAAGACACTGGGTGAAGCGGAGATCATGGAAAATGCACTCTCTAGCCGCACCAATGAACGCCAGGACATTATTGAAGACTGGATTGTCGATATGGCACAGTATGCCGCTGAGATTTTGCTGCAAGTACTAACCCCTCAGCAGGTGCAGCGCATCGCAGGGCGGAAAGCATCATGGCCGGAACTGCGAAAAGAAGAGATATTCGATTTAGTGCAGATTGAAATCCGCGCCGGATCGACTGGCAAGCCCAATAAAGCGCGCGAGCAAGAGCAGTGGGTGAAATTTCTACCCGAGATTCAAAAGCTGATTCAGGCGGTTGCGGAGTTAAGATCGACCGGGCAAGGCGAGATGGCCGAGGCGCTGATTAAAGTAGCTGAAGAGACCCTTCGTCGTTTCGATGAACGCATTGAAGTTGAGGAGTTTCTGCCGCAGCCTCAGGAGGGTGGTGAACAACAAGAGGCACAACCACCATCGCCGCAGGATCAGGCGCAGGAAGCGATGGCCATGCGTGAAATGCAGCGGGTTGATGAAGAGGGGCAGTTAAATGTTGAAAAACTACGCAATGAGCTGCGGATTATTCAAGCTAAGGCAGTTCTAGAAGAAACTAAAGTGAGAAATGAGCAGCAGGCGCAGCTATCAAGCCAGCAACCAGTAGAGCGGTCATGGATTGAGATTGAGCAGGAATCAGCCGCAGAACGTGAGTTGCAGAGAGCTGATGAGGCAGGTCAAATTTCAATTGAAAAAGATCGTGAAGAGCTGAGAATAACGCGGGCAAAAGCGGACGCTGAAGAGGTTAAAGCTGCAAAAGAGGCGGGCACATATCTTGAGCCATCACGCGAAAATGAAACACTCATCATTGAGCGCGATGAATCGGGTTTAGCGATTCGTGTTGGCACACGCAATATTATTCGCGACCCGGAAACCGGATTAATGCAGGCAATTCAATAGGAGCACTACGATGGCATTACACGTTTATCTATCGGTCGGTCGGCAGCTGGAACCGAACGGCCCATTTTTACAACCAGCAACCGGCGATACGACTAACGTGATGCGCTATCGCGGTGATATTAGTGTTGATGATGATCCAGTGGGCTTTAAGCGTAAGATGAGCGCCCAAGGTCATGCGGTGGCATATCACAAAGAAATGGTAGGCAGTAAGAACGAAGCCAGCGGCCATGTCGAATATATGATGGGAGAACTGTGATGCAGCTAGTTTATCAAAATGGCATTCTACAGCCAGGCGATTCGTTTGAAATGCCGTCACTTAAGGATGTGTTAAAACTGTTCGGAAAACCGTTACAAATGGCGGGCTTTGTGCCGGATGAGGGCGAAACGCTGCTCGGTGCGCTTGGATTCGGTAACGTGACGACCGACAAAGGCGTGGATATGGAGCTTGGTCTATTCACTAATGTGGCACCGGGCGAAACGATAACCGAAGCAGCGTTGACAGAGCCAACAGGGACTGGCTATGCCCGGATTAACCTTGTTGATGCGACATGGACAGGCACCAATCCGCGTACTTACCCCGAGCAGACGTTTACAGCTGGCGCAGGCGGTTGGACGGGTTCGGTCCAGGGGTATTTCATCGCCTCAAAAGGAACTACGCCACGAATTGTAGTGATTGAAGTGGATGCCAATGGGCCTTATACGTTTGTTGAGAATGACACGTATAAGGTGTCGCCTAGTAATTCAACTGCTTGATTGCTGAGCACGGTAATAGAGTATGGCTGGGGCTATAATAGTAGGGACGAGCACGGCATCCCTACACTTTATAAATGATGGTGACAAGCGCTATAAAGCTGCAAGCTATCGTCGACTGTGGGAAAACACGCACCAGAATGGCCGGTTTGATGCGCTCGTCCCTGTTCCTGACGGGTCAGAGGATCACTACGTCTGCAAAGGTGTGGACGGCGCGCAAACTTTTTCAACAAGTGAGTTTGAAGATAGAAGTTCTGGCCGTCCCGGATGCTATTGGCATGACTCAGCTAAAAAGTTGCACATTGCTGGAGTTCACAATACTACTATTGAATTTTGGACAGCTAATTACAATTCGGTAACCGATAAGTACGAGCACGGTGTCGGTGCCGATGGCGCGGGCGTCCCGGTGCCGGGTATGTCGAGATCGACTAACAGTATGACTGTTAGCCTGACAAAATCCCCAAATGGCCATCTGTGGCTGTTTGAGCTGGATCAAACAGGTCTAAAAATGCAGCGCTCAACAGACGATGGCGCGACATGGGAGGCTGATAGAACAGTAATTACTACAAGCAATGGGCATGGCTCAACGGATTGTTGCTCAATCAATATCGGCGGGACAAATTACGTTTGCGTATTTGCATCAGAAGATGACCTAGTTGGTAGCGCGACACAGTATTTTTATCTCATAGATGAGAATAATGCAGATATAACAAACGCAAGCAACTGGATAAATGAGAGTAGTAGCTTGCCCGCACTTGATGTGGGGGTCGCTCCAGATAACCATGTCTGCATGGCGCGCGCTAGTAACAATAAATTACTTGTCACATATAAAGATGGTGACAATGCCATTAAGATGATCACTCGTACCGCCGCAGGGGTCTGGGCCGGATCATTTGAAGTCTGGAGTGCTGCAAGTGCGCGTACGAGACCCGCGCTGCTTGTTAAAAAGATATCAGGAACGACTGATGAAGAAATAATGGTCATCACAGCGTTGACTGGAGATGGGCCAACAATACTCTACAAAACATCGCCCGTTGACACAATTTCATTTTCCTCTGCGGCAGTGCTATTTGAAGATTCAGTCGGTAACGATGAATTTAACGAAGCATCCGTACATCAAGGTGACTATGTAGCATCTTCGAGCGCTGGCGTATTAGTCATGGCTGAGAATGTCACTGACGACACGATGTGGTTCAATACACTAAATATTACGGGTGTGAGTGGCGCAATCATTACTGGTGACACTACCGTTACTTTTACCTCTAATGCGACGCTAACATTTAACCAAAACCCGGCCATCATCGGTAATGTTACCGCAACGCTAACGCCAAGCGCAGCGCTGAAATATAACCAGCATCCTGGAATTTCAGGGGATGTGACGGCCACAGTATCGGCCAATGCTGCCATGGCATTCAATCAGCATCCGGGCATAGCGGGTGATGTAACCACAACGATTATTTCAGACGCCAGCATGGCGTTTAATCAAAGCCGCTCTATCTTGGGGGGTGTGGTCGCGACTGTCGTATCGAATGCCTCAATGGCATTTAATCAGCATCCGGCTATCAGCGGTGATGTGACCACAACAGTAACCGCGAACGCGGTGATGGCATTCAATAGCGGGGCATCGATTACTGGCGATGTGACGGCCACCATCACCCCCGCCGCTGCCATGCAGTACAATCTGCATCGCAGTTTTACGGGCGATATCACCGCCACCGTTACGCCAGCGGCGTCTATGCTGTTTACCTCTGCTGTTGCGCCGCTGCTGATTAAAGATGGTGGCGAAACGGTGATTGTGCGTGAGCCAAAGCGAAAAGAAAAAGAGCGCTCCCGATTTGAGGTAACACTTGAATCGCTGAGTGAAAACGAGCAGGTAAAACCACCCGCTGTACCCAGGGCGGAAGCGAAAGCGCCCTTTAATTTAGCGCCTATTGTTAAGGCCTTTATGGAACGGGAGTATGTGCCTTCACCTGTTGAGGCGTTGCCTAACCCCGCCATTGTGGTGGACATGGCGGAGGCGCGTGATGAAATGGCAGCGAGTGCTGAGGTGAAGGCTTCAGAGCAGGCCATTAAACAAGCGCTGTTTGAGCAGCGCAGAACAGAAGCGGCAGCATGGCACCAACGTCTGCTGCAAGAAGATGAAGAGATTTTGCTGATAATCGCAGCATCATAAGGAGACCCCCGATGAGCATTGAGAATGATCAGGCATCGCCTGAGGACGACACACGTCTGGACGAAATGTCCACCCATGAAAACAACACGCCCGATGAAACCATTGATCATTCGGTTGATAACGATGAACCGACCAGCGCAGTGGATGCGATCAATACCGCGCTTGGGCTTGGTAAAGGTGAGCCGGATGAATTGCCTGAAGGTGATGATAAGCCAGTCATCGAGGGTGATATCGAAGACCCTGCAAAAACCAAGGCCGAGGAAAAGCCGGCGGACGATAAAAAAGCCGAAGGTGAAGAAGAGCTGCCGGAAGAGATCAAGACCGCGAGTGAAGCCACACAAAACCGCTTCCGCGAGGTGATCAATACCAATAAAGATTTGACCGCTCAAGTTGAAACACTCACTGCGCAGAGCGAAACGCTTGAGCAGGATGTAGAGGGATTCCGCCAGACCATCCAATATTCACAGGCGACACCTGATGAGTTTGGCCAGCTGATGGAGTATTCAAAGCTGGTGAAGAGTGGCAACCCGGAGCAGATGCGACAGGGGTTAGCGTTGCTAGATGAGCAGCGTAGCGCGTTGGCGTTGCAGTTGGGCGAAGCGGTGCCAGGTGTGGATTTACTCGATGGTTTTCCAGACCTGCAGGCCGCGGTGGATGACATGCAGATGACACAGGAGATTGCGCAGGAGACAGCCAAGCTGCGCCGCGAGAGCCAGACCAGAACTCAACAGCAAGAAGTCACCACGCAGCAAAATGATGGCGCACAGGCGTTTGAGACTGCTAAGAACGATGGTTTGAAGTCGGTTGTGGATTACACCAGCCAGCTGGCTGCGACCGATCTTGATTATCCAAAGATTGAAGCCGCACTACTAGAGCAGGCACAAATTATTGCAGGCACTCATTCGCCGGATATGTGGCAAGGCGAGTTGGAACGTACCTATAACCTATTGAAAAAGACAATGACCAGCCAGGTGACAAAGAACGCCCCCAATAAAGATGAAACCCCATTACGCCCTGGTGGCGGGAGTGGTGGTGCACAGGTGCCGACCACACCACTGGCGGCAATCGATCAAGCATTAGGGTTTGGTGAGTAACCTAAAAACTCACCGTTAAGCAACAGCACGCTGCTGTACGCCGGGGTCGCGCCCGGTAGGACTGTATTGAGGCCTCGTCTTCCTCATGTGCTGAAGACATTTCGTGTTTTCAAATCATGAGGAGAAGGAAAAATGCCTTTTACATCCGAGGAGCTATCTAACGCCGGTAAAGCGTCGTTGGATTTCTATGAAAAAAACCCGCTGGTAGATCAGCACAACGTAGAGCACCCGCTTTACAACAAGCTCAGCAAGAAGAAGCCCAAAACCGCACCAGGCGGCAAGCAGTACATTGTTGAACAGTTGCGTAAATCAAACAGCTCTAATTTTCAGTGGTTCAATGGTTCGCAGATTGTTACCTATAACAAGCGTAACAATATCGAGCAGAGCCAGTTTGCATGGCGCAGCGCGCATGATGGCTTTGCGCTTGATGAAGATCGCTTGATTCAGAACGCCATTCACATCACTGAAGGTAAAGAAAAAACCGCCAGCAAGGCGGAACGTGTGCAGCTCTCTAACTTACTGGAAGAAGAGACCGAAGCACTGCAGCTCGGTTATATCGAAAAGTTTGACGAAGCATTGCATCTGGATGGCACGCAGAGTACCGATGCAATCGAGGGGATTGATTCGATCATCTCATTAACACCTGCGGTGGGCACCGTGGGTGGTATCGATGCATCACTGGCGGCCAATATCTGGTGGCGCAACCACTCGGCGACAGGGCTGACCACTACCACTACTACCGGCGATATCCTCGACAAGATGGAAATCGCGTGGCGCGCCTGCATTCGAAATGGTGGTAAGCCTGATTTCATCCTGGTGGGGTCTGACTTCCTTGATGGGTTCCGTAACTTCATGATGAAGACTTACGGGCGCATCAACTTTCAGGGGGTGCAGGAGAAGAAGATTGAGGGTGGCTCTGGGCACAATGAAGGCGTTCGCACCGGGCTCTATTTCCACGGCACTGAGCTAATCTGGGATCCAACTTTTGCAAATCTTGATGCCGCGTTTTCACCCGCCATTCCATGGGAGAAGCGCTGTTATTTCATCAACTGCCGTCACCTGCGTCTGCGCCCGCTCGAAGGGCAAGATCGTGTGACGCGCAAGCCACCACGCGCTTATGACAAATACGAGTACTACTGGGGGCTGACATGGCGCGGGGCTGTAACAACTAACCGTCGTCACGCACACGGGGTACTGTCCATCGCCTGAATCGGGGAGCCTGTTTGTGGCCCCGTGGACAGGCGAGAAAAGTTACGGGGCTTTACCCAAAAAATTCAGGAGAGTAATTATGTTTAAAGCAAAACGTATTTTAGTAAAGGTGTGTCGCGATGTGATGTCTGCCAGTAGCAAGGTGATATTTGCGCATGAATTCTCGATCTTGGAAGCGCTATACGGGAAAGGTAATGTTTCGATTGTTGACATGGAAAAGGCTGAAGTTAGTCAATTTGCCGTAAAAGGCTCTCTCATGAAAGGAAAGGCACCTGTTGTTGAGGACAAGAACGGCGTCTCTGTAGCGAAGGTCGATACGGGGGAGTTAGAGCTTGATGAAGATGAAGAGTTTTCACGGCTTGGCCGGGTTTACGGAATGCACCCTGATATCAACATCCCGATGGTTGAGTATATCTATAGCCGTCCGGCAGCGCTGAAAAATGAAGAAAATTGGGCGCTGCCTGATGAAGAGGAAACTGCGAATGATGGCGTTGATATCAATAAAAACAGCTACTCAACCGTGAACGAAATAAAAATGGCGCTGGAACATCTAGGCATTGAATATTCGGCAAAATTCAATAAACAGGCACTTTCTGATTTACTGAGAGGTGGGTTAATTGAACTGTTAACCATTGAAGAGATTGACCACGACGAAGAGGCCAGCGCGCATGATCTGATGGTGCTGGCACAGAGTCACGAGCTGGTCTAACCATGGCGTTACCTCTTAAGCCCACGCTCGGCGAACTGCGGCAGGAGCTGCTGGGTCGCCTTGGGTTTAGCAGCCAGGGAGCGGCGGCGGGGCAGATTGCCACCGCCGTCAACTCCTATCTGTATCGCGGGCAGAAGCAGATGTATTGGGAGTATGAGTTTCTGGAATTGAAGAAGCTGCACGACTTTACGCTCAATGCAGGCCAGACACTCTATGACTGGCCGGACGACATGGAGCCGCGCAACATTCGGCAAATGCGTGTTAAATATAATAGTACGTGGCACCCGCTGAAAGAAGGGATAGAGATCGAGCATGATACCTATGTTGATAATCGTTACTACCCGCGCCGGTACGACCGTGCCGCACAACTCGAAATATGGCCAGAACCAAACACCACATATACATTGCGCTGCGAGTATTACCATCGCCTGAATCGATTCACGCAAGACAATGACCGCTGCACCATCGATGATGATCTGGTGTTTCTGCACGCACTGGCCCACACCAAGGCGCACTATAAACATGCCGATGCCGCGGCGTATATGGAAGACCTAAACGCCATATTGCGAAAACTGAAAAAAGGTGTGCACGGCAATAAGCGTTACTTTGTTGGCCGTAAAGAAGAAGAGGCCATCCCAAGGCCGGTGGTTGTTTGATGGCTAAGTCGATTACTTATGACCAGTGGGATTTTGGGCTGGATCGTCGGCGAGGGCGTTCGGTGGCTGATGCCAATCGGCTTTATGAGTGCCAAAATGCTCATATCACGAGTGGCAAGGTGATGAAAAAGCGCCCCGGCACCACGAAGATTGCTACGCTGGAAACAGGAACCAAAGGGCTGGTATCAGCAGGCGGTAAATTACAGACCTTTTATGAATCTGGAACTGTCTCCCACGCCAATAGTTTGTTTAACCCTAACCAGGTGTCGCACCCGACCATTAGCCAGAGCGTATTGCGGGTGCATCACGCAGAGGTTTATGCTGGTTATGTTTACGTGTCGATTGAGTATGCTGATAACAGCGTGTGGCATCATTACCTTGATGGCTCCAGCCCGACTCACGTGGAGGATGTTAACTGCCCGCACTCAAAGTCATTCATTAAACTTTCAAGTAAAATATGGGGTATTGGTGACGAGGTAACGCGCTTCACCAAAACCGACGCGCCTAGAGATTGGACGACCGCTAACGATGCCGGGTTTTTGCCTACTGGACGAGGGCAGACCGGCAGCCGCGATGTATTGGCATTAGGGCAATATCAGAAACAGTTAGTGGCGCAATTTGCCGATGCTTCGCAGGTGTGGATTACCGACCCTGACCCTGATTTGCATGTGTTAAAACAGACCATTGATGGCATAGGGTGCCGCTATCCCGGCAGTGTTCGTGGCTTCGGTGGTGATATGTTGTTTCTTTCCGATGCTGGCTATCGATCTATCATTCGCACGAGTCAGAACGACAGCATGACCGACAACGATGTCGGCAGTCCGATTGATACCGTGGTCGAGCCATTACTGGCTGGAGGCAATACCCCAATCAGCGCGATATATAAAGGCGGTGGGCAGTATTGGTGTGCGGTGGGTAGTGCAATTCATGTGTACACCTTCTCGCGGAGTAATAAGATTCGGGCGTGGTCTGAGTATGAGATGGGCGTCACCATTGATGCTTTTTCTGAACTGGATGGCGTGCTCTATTTTCGCAGTGGCGATGATGTATTTAAGGTGGATGAGAGCGTAAGCACTGATGACGGTGTTGCATTCGAGATGTTGGTGGAAATGCCGTTTGTTGACTTCAAAAAACCGGGCGTACTCAAGCAGATTATCGGTATGGACGCGGTGGTGCAGGGCAGTGTCGAAATCCAGTTCCGTTATGACTCGCGAGACCCTAGCATGATCACTGAAAAAATGACGATCAATGGCGACACCCGCCCCGGCGGGATGATACCGCTTGGGTTAACCAGTACTGGCATTGCGCCCGTGTTTACATCGAACAGCAGCAGTGATGTACAGATTGACTCGATTACTTTTTACTACGAAGAGCTGGGGGTAATGTGAGTATCGCACTGCAAGTCTTACTCAATAGCGTTGCTGTTGCAGGTGTCGGTGCAACCTTTGATCTAAGTACAAATGAACGCTACCAGGGTGGCGCGCATACTTTTGAGGTGGGCAATGCGTTTGTGGGCACGGTGGCAGTTGAGGGGCGTATCGATACCAACTGGTATTCGTTAGGTTCACTGACCGCGCCCGGACTGATTTATGTCGATGGGGTTTTTAATGCCTTACGCGGCAACGTAACTGCCTATACCAGCGGTACGATTGATCTTGCAGTGAGTTATGGCTTGCTGCAAAACCTCAACGGCAACCTTTTAACCTTGCTTGCAAGGCTAACCGATGAGCGAGCGGGTAACCTCGACTTCATCGATGCACTTATATCTGCAATTGATCCCAGTGTTGATCTGAGGCGGGTTAAAAAGCTAATACAGCAAACATTATGATTGAAACATTAACGATTGATCATGCCCGCTATATCGCCCACCATATGCGCCAGAATGACCACCGGGAGGTTATGGCAACTCTCTGGAGTGATGATCCCGAAGACTTCGCCAATGATGCGGTGCACTACCCCGGTGCTTCGTACGCAATTATTAAAAATGGAGAGCCGGTTGTGATGGGCGGATTTGCGATCCACACCCCCAGAGTGGCCACGATGTGGATGGTGGGCACCGACCGTTTCGACGAGGTGCGTATTGAAGCTACCCGCACCGCAAAAAAGGTGATTGGTGAGTTGCTGAACGGCCACACCCACCGACTGCAGGCACTCTCTGCAGGGTTTCATGATGATAGCCACGAATGGTTAAAGCGATTGGGGTTTAACCAGATTCAGCCGGTACCGGCAATGGGCAAACATGGCGAGGATTTTTTAATGTTTTCACAAACGCGGGGTAAAGGCTGATGTGTGGTGGTGGGGGCGGCGGTGATGGTGGCGCAGCTGCGCGCGAAGAAAAACGCCAGCGTGAACAGGATTCAATTATCAGTGATGTGGATCGCTTGTTTGGGGTTCATACCGATGCGCCGGAATACGCGAAGCCAAATAAAGATGACTATTGGGTTCATCGAGGTAAATCATCAGGGGCTGGCTCTAATAGAGGTGGGCAGCAAAGCCGGGGTAATCATTTTGATGAGGATGCCTACAATAGAGCCATGGCAGAATGGCAGGGTGGTAACGCCAGTAATAAAGCTGCCGCTGCTGCCAATGCCGAAAAGCGCCAGCAACTTTATGATGAAACCGCTGCGGATGTACGTGAGCATTTTTTAACCGACCTCAACAAGCAGCAGGACAACTCGCGGCGGGTGGATAATTTCTCACTGGCGCGGCGCGGCGTTAAAGGCGGCTCCAGTGAGCTGGATCATGACGGACGTTTTCTGGAGGCCTATAACCGATCCGTGCTGGATATTGGTAACCGTGCTGATTCAACGATTAATAACTTAAAGCAAGCAGATGAAAATGCCCGCTTAAGGATGCATGAATTGGTGCGTTCCGGTGAAACTTCTAATTCAGTGATTCAGTCTGCTCTCACAGGCATGAGTAATGCTGCGGATAACGCCCGCACCAATGCGATGACAGGTGGCCTGGGTGATGTGTTTGGTGGTGCTACGCAAATTTGGCTGAATGATCAGCAAAACCAGGGGAATTTGAATGCCTATAGTCGTTTTAATAATCGATCAAGCGGCGCTAGACCATTTAACGGAACGGTGAATTAATATGTGTAATCCAGTATCGATAGGATTAATGGTGGCTGGTACCGCCATGCAGTACAAAGCGCAGCGCGATGCTAGTAAACGGCAGCAGCGCCAGATTGGGCTACAGGAAGATCGTAACGACAAGTCAAATAAAAAAGTGATTCAAAATGTGCAGCAGCTGATGGGGCAGTATGACCCCGATGCGCGTGCGCAAAACCAGCAGCAGGCACAGCAGGATTCTGAAATTTCACTGACCGATTTTCTGAATGAGTCTAATGCCAGTCGTGACGATGGCAATACAACCGGGCGGGTGAGTGAGGTCTATTCTACTGAAAAGGCGAAGCGCATTACCGATCAGGCAGAGGTGGCGGCCAATATGGCCAGGCTAATGTCTAAAATGCGCGCGCCAACCGATAGCCGCATGAATGAGCAGCTGAACTATGCCGATACTGCGGCGCGTGTGGGCGGCATTAACCAAAACCGCGGAAATATGGCTAATGCCGCCGGGGTGGATATTCGTCAGGCGGGGAATCCAAACCCGTTTTTAATGGCGATGGGAAGTGGAATGCAGAGCTATGGCGCATATCGAGGCACGGGGGCCAGTCAACCAAAACCGACACCGAAAACGTACCGGACTTGATGGAGATAAATAATGCCGATTGATAATAGAAGGCTTTCGTATGGGGTGAATAAGTTTGCTAAGGCGTTTGCCGGTGGCTCGTCTGTGCGTGATAAGGCTGAGGCCAATACATTTAAAACATTGATGAGTGGCGCTTACGATGAGGCGCGCATTGGAGAGTTGAACAGCAAGACGAGACAGAGAAACCACAGGGTGGATAATATGGTGCCCGGGCAGAACCAATTTATAATGGGGCAGACTGGACTCAAAATTCCACAGGTGCAGCAGGCACGGGATGCATATCAAAACGGCGGCTGGGAAGAGCCGGGGCCACCGACTGCTGAAGGGGCTATTTCTCGCTCTGAGCAAGCCCCTGAGTTTTATAATAGCGATGTCGCCTCAAAGTTTATGGATGCGATGGGCACTATCGGTATGGTCAGTGCGGCAACCGGCGATACCAATGCCGAGCAGTTCAGTAAGACGCACCAGAACAATGTGAACATCTCGCGCCAGGACGATATGATTTCTGGGAAGCTTTCACCTAATTCTGTTGCTGCCGCAATGGCAGCAATTGAAGGCAAACCACAAACCAGCGTCACCGGCTCCGGCATCGCTTATAACCCATATGCGGCACCGGGCGAGGGGATGGATACCAGCGCGTTTGATCGCAAGGTGAAGGCGGATAATGCGGGAGGGGCGGGGAGTGGGCATAAAGATATCTCGTTGATGAATCACCTGGTCACTTCAGGCGTAGCGAAGAGCCAGGGCGAAGCGTGGTCGATGATGAAACAGGCATCGCTTGACCCGGTGAAGGGGCCGACTGAGATTGCGAAGATGTTGAGTCTTGCACAGGACAATGCCAATATTATGCCGGGTGAAGCTGGCTACCTAACACCTGAAAAGCTCATTGAAAATGCGCAGAAGATTGTGCAAAAGTTGCGTGCTTCGCCAGATGCGACTAATGATGGTGGCGGAAGTGACGGGGCACCTTCGCCAGGCGCGCAAAAAGCGCAGGATGGTAACTGGTATGTGCAGCAAAACGGGCAGTGGTTCAGGGTTGACCAGTAGTGAAGCTGGTTCCGGTTGATCACAATCCGTTTGAGCAGAAGCGGCAGCCAACGTTCACGCCAGTCGAGGGGAATCCGTTTGAGCAGCGTGATAATTTCACGCTCACGCCTGTGGAATCTAACCCTTTTGAAGCAGAAAAGCGCCAACAAGAAGTAGATACCTTTGAGGGTGCCGGTGGTGGTTTTCTCACGGGCCTTGAAACCGGTGCGCGTCGTTTAAAGCAAACGCTGGCGGCGGGTGGTGCGGCTTTGCAAGGTGCGCTGATTGATGACGAGGGTGTGTTTGATACTAGCCCGGTCGGCGAATGGCTGAAGGGACAGGGGCAGCGTGACCGGGAAGAGGTTCAGTTTCATCAGGACGCGATACAAAACACACCGCAACATCCAACGATACGCCGCATGGTTGAGGCGGGTAATGCCGCTGATGACTGGCAAGGGGCGCTGAGTGACTTTGGCAGTGAGTTCTGGCAGTCTCCCGATAAATCTGGCTTGGTGATTAATCAGCTGGGTGAGCAGTTGCCGAACTTCGCGACCTTCGCGCTGGGCACCAAGGGCGCGGGTAATCTGCTGAATATCGGCAAAGAAGGCACCAAGCGCGTGAAAACCGCCAAGGCAATGGGTGCGTTGGGTGCGGGCGCGGGTGTTGCTTCTGCCTCGGCTACCTTTGGGCCTAATGTATCCGAAGGGCTGGTGGCTGGCTTAACCTATGATGATGCCGAAGCCCGCGCAGCCAAGAAGACACTGGCGCAAGCAGTGGTGGATGGTGCAACCGGTGCCATTTTGCCGCTTAAGATTGGCCCTAATCAGTGGGTGAATGTGCCAGCGCAGGCAGTTATTCAGATGCTAGGCGGTGGGCTTGGCGATGCCGCGGGCAAAGTTGCCGTGGGTGAGGAAGTTGAACGCGGTGATTTTCTGGCTGAATCCTTGCTTGAATTGCTTGGCCTGCCTGTAGAGTTAACCCAGGCGGCGATCACCAAAGCAGCCAGCGGAAAGCAGGCTGAACCATCAGCACAAGCCCCACCGACCGAATCAGTAGAAACCGCACAACCCACCCCAGAAGCGCCACCAGCAGCACCATTCATTAATCCCAATGTAAAACTCACACCAGTTGATGGCAATCCGTTTTCACAGGAAGAGATTGCCGAAGGGGATGCGCTACTTCAAGAGCAGACACCTAAGACCATTCTTGAGGCTTTTGAACAGGCAAGGCCACAGCAGCAATCTGCTACCCCCGCGCCCGTTCAGCCGGTAGAGACTGCGCCTGCCGGGGTGATTGATCGTGAGTCTGGCGAGATTGTGCCACCAGAACAAAATGAAACCATCGACTGGAAAGCGCGTTTAAATGAAGGTGGCGTAAAAGAACATGATCGATTAGTGCCGCAGCCACAAAGCGAACAGGTACCAGTGGAAAATGCCGAGGTGCCGAAGAAAGATACCGTTGGCGGTAATTGGATTAAGAATCCTGATACTGGGGTGATGGAGCCGCCGAGTAAAGCTCAGCCTACGCAGACCGAAGAAACCGCATCAGCGAATAGCCTCGATATCTCATTCGAAACCGACCCGACTGCCGATAAAGCGCTGCTGACAAAAGACCGGGCCGAATTAAGAAAGCACTTGAATGGCATCTTGCCTAAGCAGGTAACAGCGATCAAAAACAAAGAGCCTGAGCAGTATCGGGCTATCCTCAAGAGCATGGTGCGGAAGTTGTTTCCGAAAGGCGCACATTTTCAGTTCCGCAAAGATGGCAATGTGGTGGACTATGATCACCTGCTAACCGATAAGATTCGCGAGAACTACATTCACACCCTGCCGGATACGCTCAAGCAGCAGCATATCAAGGTGGAGTTTCAGAATGGCGATGTGCGTAAGGCATATCTAATCAAGAAATATTTTGACCCCGAGATTCAAAAAGATATCTGGGACATGATCGTGACTCATGATAATGAAGTCAGAACCAAAATTACCAGAAAAGATAAAAGAGGGCGAGGGTACGTAGAGAGTCAGATTCTAAAGGCTGGTAAGGGGGCCGGAGTTCAGGCGTCTGATCCGTCCACCACGACTGAGAATAAGGCGAGCACCACCACTCAGAACGCAGATACCGGTAGTATTATCGGTCAAGGGACGGAGGATATCAAGGGTGCGCAGGATCTTAAAAAACCTTCAACTGATCGAATCGATGATCTAGGTGAAAAGATTGGCGGCGCTCGAAAGGATTTAGTTGTTAAGCGTGGTGCTTCAACTAAGCAAAAAAACAAAAATAGCGAGCCCGCGTGGAAGCGCCGATTTCCGGTTATTGAAAGTGTTTTAATGGGGAGCACAGCCCACGGCAAGTGGCAGATTTTTGATAACAAGACTGGCAGAGTATTGCGCGGGATGGTTTTCAATACCGAGCAGGAGGCGGTGGAAATGCAGGCTGTTGCTGCTGTTGCAGTGAATCATGCTGTGATGGGTGACGGTAACGGCGGGTATACGATATGGCGTAAAAATTCAAAACGACGTGTACGCGTTATACCTGAAACATTCACGAGCCATGATGATGCAATGGCCTACATGGCCAGCCACGCCACTGAATTACTAGAAACTAAACTGAGTTTTGGTGAAGAGATACTGCCCACGCCGGAAGTGGTGTACAGAACCGGCGAAGAAAGAAGAAAGGGTGATATCGTCGGACAGGACTTCATGGATACGTTTGGTTTTCGTGGTGTTGAGTTCGGCAACTGGAACAATCAGGAAGAGCGGCAACAGGTAATGAATCACGCCTATGATGCACTGTTTGACCTTGCAGAGATCATCAATGTGGATCCACTCGCGCTTTCCCTAAATGGTGATTTAGCGCTGGCATTTGGTGCGAGGGGACAGGGGTTGAGTGGTGCCAAAGCGCATTATGAGCCGTCTCATTCGGTGATTAATTTAACCAAGATGAGTGGCGCGGGCTCATTGGCGCACGAGTGGTTTCACGGGCTAGACCATTATTTTGCGCGCATCGATGGCAGTGCGAGTTCTGAAAAGATTTTAGATAGTAGTGGCAACAAGGTTTTCAAAGGCAATAAAGGGGCGGGCATGGCCAGCCACGGTTTTCTTTATAACTCTAAAGCCAGAGAGGAACTGCGGAAGTCTTACAAGCACCTGATAACGACAATGTTCAAAAAGGCCGAGACCTATGTTGAAGATACCAAGCGAGCTGAAAACTTTGTAAGAAGTGCGCGTGATGAATTAAAACTTAGGATCAGTGATGTTCGGAGTAATCTCGAACGCCAGCTTGATACCCGGTACTATAAGCGAAAAAATAAACCTGCTACTGAAGAGCAGTTGTCTCGATTTGATGTGCTGACCGACCAGCTAATTAATGGCGAGAGTGTTGAGCTTGAGTTGCGGCAAAATGAAAATAGCCGGGCTCGGTATGGCTCTTACCGGCAATCAAATGACGTGCTGGATGAGATGGAGGGTATTTATAAGGCGGTTCGGGGGCGCGCTGGATTCAAAGCCGATAAAAAAGGTGCGTTCGACAGAATACAGTCTCATGTTGGGCACTATCAGAACCGCATCAAAACACTAAAAGACGCCGACACAGGTGCGGAGAAGATAAAAAATGTGCCTACTGATTTCTATATGCAGGCAAGATCCGCTGACCAGGCAAGGACTAGTGATTATTGGTCTAGTGAGCACGAAATGGCCGCACGCGCTTTTGCTGCGTATGTAGAGGATAGGCTTGCTGCTAATGATGCAAAAAATGATTTTCTTGCTTACCACGCCCACGGCGCAGTTATTGTGCCAGTGTATCCAGATGGCTTTTTCCGACCATACCCTGAAGGCAAAGAGCGTGTTGCGGTAAATAAAGCGTTCGATAAACTATTTACTACGATTGAAAACAAGAAAACGGATAAGGGCATCGCACTTCAAGGCCGCCAACCCACTGAATACCACGCCAAACAGGTAGCAACCAAAACCAAGCCCCGCACGGTGCTTGAAATCCGCACTGACTATGCGGATGTGGTGTTGGAATGGGGCAGTAACTCGCCAAGGGTTAAGGCGGTGCAGTCGGTGAGTGATTTGCCTTCTGTTGGTAATATTAAATACAAACCTACCCTGGCAGGGCTGCATGTGCCGACTGAAAACACGATGTATTTAGTCGCTGACAACTTACCGACCAAAAAGGAGGTGTGGCGATTCGTGGCACATGAAGCGGTAGGGCATCACGCAATGGAGCATATGCTTGGACCTGAGTTGTATAGCCGCACGCTGGACAAAGTGTTGTTGCTGCGCGACAAGGGCGACCCTGTTATTAGTGAGATTGCTGCAGAGGTCGAGGAAACATACTCAGACTACAGCGAAGAGCAGCAGGCCACGGAGATCATCGCTCGGTTGGCTGAACGGCAGGCATTAAAAAGCAAGTTCGGTGCATTTTTTGACAAGATCGTGCTCGCTATTCGCAAGTTTCTGCGAAAGCTAAAACTAGGCACCACCTGGAGCCATCGCGATATTGAAGAGATGCTGACCAAGGCTGAGAAGTTTTTGAAAGAAGAGCCGCTGTCTCATCGGTCTGAGCGGATGACCGCAATTCCAGATGCTTTATTTAATCGTCACATTGGTGATGCATCGGTGGATATTGGTAAAAATGGTATCTCGGGCGTCTCGCGCTACCTCGATAAACACCCTGATATTCTCAACGACCTGCCGCACCTGTTTTCAATGGCGACAGTTAAGACCGAAAGTAGTGACCGCGCCACGCTGGAGAATGGGGGCATTGAGTTTTATGTGGTTAAAAAAGATGGTGAGTGGCACTTAACTGACCTTGAGACGACCAACAAAGAGCGGGCTGTGGGGCGTGTGAATGAGGGACGCAAGGAGTCTAATGGCGATAGTGAGCGGAATTTTGAATCCATGTCTGATATTGAAGATGCCGTTAAGCAAAACAGAGCAGCATTAAAAGATCGTTCATGGAAGGATGTTATTAGCTGGCCCAAGAATTATAGGCGCGCAATGACGGGTTGGATGGACGGCGATCAGATCAATGAGTTTTATGGTCCGATGTTTTCTGGAATGAAGGGCGGAAATGCGCTTAACACTTACAACGATCTAGCGGGCGATATGAATGCCTATGTGGAAAATACTCTGCATGAGGCAGCGAATGTTGATGAGGAGTGGGCCAAGCTCAGTAGTAAAGAAGCGACTTTTCTCGATGATGTGATGAGTGACGCAACTTACTACGAAACCCACCCAGATCAGGGTTTTGTGGAGGGCATCGGTCGGGTTTGGGCGGTGCAAAAGGTGAACAAATTAGAAGGGCAGATTCGCAGTAGACCCGGCGAGGCGCACCTGGATAAGCACGACCAAATCAACGCGATAAAAAACGCGGTTAAATTCGAAAAGGTGCGTAGAGATGGCTACGCAACGTTGAAGCATCGTTTCTCACAAATGAATGAGCAACAGAAAAAGGTATATAAGCTCACCGAAACGGCCTATGAGAAACAGTGGGATGCGCTGCTGGATGAGCTGGAAGCGAAAGTTAGAGAGTCCGCACCAGGGGAAGAAGGTGCAGCCGCAGTTGCAAATGTGCGCACTCAAATGCATAAAAAATTGAAGAAAGGCCCGTACTTTCCGATGTCACGCCACGGTGATTTTGTGGTAATTGCCACTAACAAGCAGGGTGAGTTTGTACGAGAGCACGCTGAAACTGAACCCGCGCAAAAAAGAATCGCTAGAATGCTGCAGCGTGATGGCTTCGCCAAAGATGAAATTCGCATGTTCAAGGTACAGAATACACCTATTGAAGAGATGGAAGCGGCACCGGGCATGGCGCGTGAAATTTATAAGTTGGTGGATAAACACGTCATTAAGAATGAGGCGCTTAAGGATGATATCAATCAATATGTGTTGAGAATGATGCCAGGTATGTCTTTTGCTCGGCATGGTATTCACCGCAAGAAAACACTGGGGTTTTCACGTGATCAGCGTCGAGCATTTAATAACACGATGCTGCATGGTGCAAAACATATCAGTCGTGTGAAGTTTGGACACAAGATGCAGGCACAACTAAGCCGGTTGCGTGATGAGATTAAGAATCACGAAGAAGGGAAGCCTTCATCATTGACCAATGAAACAGGCAATATAGCATCTGATGTGGTAAACGAACTGCATGACCGCCATGAAAGGATTATGAATCCAAATAGTCATCCAGTCACAGCACTTGCTGGTAATTTATCATTTGCGTGGTATCTGGGTATGTCACCAGCGGCGGGGATTGTAAATCTTGCTCAGACACCGATGCTTGCGTATCCGAAATTGGCCGCACGCTATGGCCCGGGAAAAGCAGCCGGCGCTTTAACGAAGGCACTTGCCGATTATTCTGCCAGCCCATTTAAGGCCAGTGTAAAAGAGAGCTGGAAGAGTTTGAGTCGCAATACCAAAATAACCAGTGATGAGCGGGAGATGATCGAAGCGAGGATCAAAGACGGTACGATTGAAGTGACGCAGTCTCACTCGATTGCGTCGCTGGCGGATACTGATATTAGAGGTAGCAGTTCAGCTGGGGAGATGAGTACGCGGCGGCGACAGATAATGCTGTGGACAGCGTCTTTTTTCCATAATGCAGAGACACTGAACAGAGAGGTGACGACACTTGCGGCTTACCGATTAGCCAAGGAGAAAGGTGAATCTAATCCTCAAAAGGTGGCAAAAGAGCTTAACAATGCATCACATTTTAATTACGCGTCATATAATCGCCCACGCTACATGAAAAATGATTTTGTGAAAGTCGCACTGGTACTAAAGACCTTCTCTCAAAAGATGACTTATACACTGGTGCGTGATGCGTGGCTTTCTCGACCGAAGGCTCTAGGTAACAAAGCTGAAGCGGAAGTTAAAAAAATTGCACGACGAGAGCTCACGTTAATTTTTGGTATGACATGGTTGATGGCTGGTGCAAAAGGCCTACCACTTATACCGGGGGCGATATTTGGCATTCTAGATTCCGTTCTAGGTGATGAAGATGACCCGTTTAATTCCGAGGCATGGTTTAGAACATGGCTAAGAGGGTTAATTGGTCCTGTTCTGGAAGTGGCCTTTACCAAGGGGCCTGTGAATGCATTTACACCATTCGATACACACTCGCGCTTATCGCTTAATGAGTTGATTATTCGATCTCCAGATCGCGAGAAAGAGGGGCGTGATACGTCTTTGTATTATTTGGAGCAAGCGGCGGGGCCTATCTTTAGTATTTTTTCTAATATGGCGCAAGGACTCTCTGATATTTCGAATGGTGAGTATCAGCGTGGTTTCGAGAAAATGACACCCAAATGGATTAAGGATTACTCAAAAGCAATGCGCTTTAACAATGAAGGGGTGTTGAGTTATTCGAAAGACCCTATTATTGAGGATACTACACTAGGGGAAGAGATCGGGCAGGCGTTTGGCTTCGCACCGTCTCGACTTAATGACCGCTATGACCGACGAAGTGCCGTTAAAAATAAGGAAGCGGCTATAACAAATAGGCGCAGTAAATTTTTTAATCGTGATTACAATGCTTGGAAAAAAAGGGACAAAGTGGCGCTTGATGAGGTGCGGAAGGATATCGTTGCGTTCAACAAAAAAAATCCGCGCCATCGAATAAGCCTGGGAAATTTGCAAGCTTCACGGCGTGCAAGGAAAAGAGCGGACAGGCAAACTGAGAATGGTATTTATAACAGCAAGAGAAATAAACATTTTAGGGATGAAGTGCAGTTTGGGCAGTAGGTGGCTTACTCATAAAAAAGTAAAGTTAAAGCGCCTGGAAGAACAAAGAGCCATAATGTGACAGCCGTCCCTTGGTATTCTTCAGCCAGACTTGAAAAAGGGCTGTTTTTCGAGATGATCAACCACAATCCCGCAAAGAAATAAAAAAACATCCATAAGGGTGGAGGTGGAGATTCATCGGTAATATCGTATTGGTCGCGCCATACCGAATAAGCGTGTGCGTCAGTGCAGATTGTGAGAGCGAGAACAGGCAGGATGGCAAGAAGTCTTATCATTTTGTGCTGCCAAGCTTGCGAAAGAGAAAACGTCCGGTTCTCCATATGTAGCGGAATACGTTGCGCCAGAAATAAATGACGCGCCAGCCGGTCATTTATCTTCTTTCTTTGGCTCGCTTTCGGAATAAAGATCAATTTTATCTTTTAGGTATCGATCCACCGCACGGATATCTTTTTTTGTTATTGCTCCGTGGTCACTTACATATGCAGTCATCGCACCAGCCAAGAATGAGCACGCTAAATGCATTTCATGACTTGTAGGGTATGGCATTTCATCATCAACAGTATACTCAAGCCGATCAATTATCTCAGCGGTTAAGCTGCGTTTGTTATTTTTTGAAGCTGCTTCGAGTGTTTCTCGAAGATCGGGTGGGATTCTTAATCCAAATGGTGCAATAGCTCTACTCATGATGTACAACACGGTGCAACAAAAAGCGCTTGACTTCAATGGTTACACAAAGCAGTATTACACCGTGTAATACATTATAAGAGGGCACGATGAGTGATCGAATTAAATCAATTGCTCCATTTGGGCTTAGGATTCCACCGGAAATTAGGCGGCGCGTAGAAGTAGCTGCAAAGAAGAAACGATGGAGTATGTCTGAGTGGCTCAGGGTTGCAGCAGAGGAAAAACTTGAACGTGATTTAAAAGAGGAGGTAAGTAAGCTATGAGTAATATATGCCAATTTCCCGTCATCGCAGGAGTGGATATCCACACCGATTCTGAAGGGCGATTTAATTTGAATGCGCTACACCGTGCAAGTGGCACAACCAAAACAAAGGCTCCCAATGAATGGCTTCGTACTCAGCAGGCCAATGATTTGGTAAATGAGTTGAAATCCCAAACCGGGGATTCCCGGTTTGACCCGGTAAAAGTAAAGCGTGGTGGCAATACCCCGGGTACGTTTGCTGATGAGCTGTTAGCTATTTCATATGCGGGCTGGATCAACCCCGCCTTTCAATTGAAAGTGAACCGTGTGTTCATTGATTACCGTACTGGGAACCTACAGCCAGTAATACCTCAATCGCTTCCTGATGCATTGCGACTTGCTGCTGACCTGGCAGAAGAAAATAAATCGATGAAACCCAAGGTGGAGGCGTTTGAGCGTATTGCTGGCTCTGATGGCAGTATGTGCATCCGTGATGCTGCTAAAGATTTGCAGATGAGGCCAACAGACCTAACCGGGTGGTTAAGTGCTAATAAGTGGATTTATAAGCGCACTGGCAAGGCAAATTGGATAGCTTACCAAGAGCGTATTCAATCTGGGCACCTCGAACATAAAGTTCATATTTCCACCAGAGAAGATGGCACAGAGAAAATCACGGAACAGGTTAGGGTGACACCAAAAGGATTGGCAAAACTGGCAAGCATTACCAGTAAAGCAGCGGCCTAGAACCAAAAAAGCCTCATCGGTATTACAAGTACCGATGAGGCCGCGTTAACCACTACTTAGCAGAGGCGATTAACATGAGAGAGATTATAAGCCCATCTGGGGCTGTGAGCAATATTATCCCGTTTCCGGTAGTTTCAAAGTGTCGCGTTTCAAATACCGCACTTCCTGATATTGATATGAATCGATTTATGACGATGTGCGAGAAGAACCGGATTACCTCATCACTGACAATATCGATGGTGTTGGAATACATCATGAATGAGCGAAGAAAACACCCCGAAGCCACGGTAATGGCTTTGGGCTAGTTACCACCACCCCCACACAAGACCGCCATCAGGCGGTTTTTTTATGTCTGGAGAAAAGTAAATGGCACAACCTGTACCCTATAATCCGGCCAACGATTTTTCGGATGATGAATCCAATAACGTCGGCGGACGCTCGACGGTTTTAACCGCACAGCTTGATGCTGAATTGGCGAATGCCAGTACCACCATCGGGCAGATACTCGATAATCTCGCCATTCTGCAGAGAGATGATGCCAAATTGGCTAATGCCAGCGTTCACCCGGATTCGCTCGATACTGCCACGCTGGCGCTGATGGCATCAACCTTCACGCCCAGGGGGTTATGGGTAACTGGCACTGATTATGTGGTGGGTAATATGGTTGATCGTGATGGAGTCGGCGCGATATGTGCTGAGGCTCATACGTCAGGCGTGTTTGCTGATGATAAAGCATCAGGCCTATGGGTTTCCCTTGGTTATTCCCCTGAAGCAGCGCTCGAAGCTGAGGCTTACGCGCTCTCAGCTGAGGCATCTGCAGTGGCGGCCGCCGGATTTGCCGGTGCAGGTACTGGTGCTTTCGCGATACCGATCACTACGAGTGACAACACCGCCTCCACAGATGAAAATACTGGATCGATCACCACTGATGGTGGTGTTGGTGTCGCAGGCGATGTGAATGTTGGCGGTGATATGAATGTCGGCGGTGGTGTGAATGTCGCAGGCGATATTTCTTCGGGTGGAGTTAGAGTTCTACCGGCATCTTCTACTATTGGCAGCCTACTTACCCAGAAGCGAACAATGTCGCTAATAGTGGCGCCATCAGCTAGTACATGGCGTTCTATTGCTTGGTCTCCTGAACGGGGTATATACGTAGCTATTGCAGCTTCAGGAACTGACGTAATCATGACCTCGACGGATGGCGATACCTGGACGCCCCGAGTAGAGCCGGTGCCTGATGGTGCGACAAACCAGTGGATGGAAGTTATATGGGTGCCTTGGCTTGGCCTTTTCGTGGCTATTGCTAATTTTGGCACCAGTCGCGCGATGACCTCTCCAGATGGTATTACATGGACGCTTCGAGCTACGCCTGCAGGTGTTGGTAATTGGGTGAGTTTAGCGGCGTCATCATCAATGATTGTAGCAGTCTCAACAGCTGGTGAACGTGTGATGAGCTCTCCAGATGGTATTACATGGACGCTTCGAGTGGCCGCAGAAGAGAACCAGTGGACGAAGGTTAGGCGGGCGGATGGATTGTCATTATTCGTTGCGGTTGCGCAAACGGGAACCAATCGCGTGATGACATCAGATGATGGTATTACATGGACTGCTAGATCTGCAGCAGAAGCCAACAACTGGACTTCACTAGCTTGGGCTCCTGACATCGGAAGCGGGAGGTTGGTGGCGGCTGCTAACAGTGGAACCAATCGCGTGATGACATCAGATGATGGTATTACATGGACTGCTAGATCTGCGAGCATCACATCACCAATGAATATCATAAGGATTGTTGAGCTAGGTATTTTTCTAATGTTATCACCTAACACATACTCAGTTTCAGATGATGGTATCGAGTGGACTAATAAAGATGCGCCTGAGGCTAATAATTGCAGTGACTGCGCATGGTCTCAAGAGCTTTTTAGATTTGTAGTTGTGTCATTTAGCGGTACATCCAGAATAGCGGCCTCATTTTGATTGGGGATATTTAAAAGGAGAGAGCATGGGTACCTCAGCAATCACGGCATTAAACGGAACCGACCTTGCATATATAGATGCAAACAACAACGAGTTGAGAACATACAGGTGCGGGTTCTCATTAGGCTCACCGCATCGCGCATGAATATAAACTTAGGTGCATTAATATTCAGCTCACTTATACAGGGCTCCACCGGTTGATGCTTTAGAGGTTAGAGTATCACGAACAGAAAGCATAATTGATAAGCAGGTGCGTGGAAGGCAATAGCGATGATAAAAATTCACTACACAAAGCAGGTCGGCAAGTGGCCTTATCGGTTGGTTGTGCCACATATGGAAGATACCAGGATAAAACTGCCCAGTCGGATCATTACCGATTACATGCATATTGATCGTGGTGGGAGTTTGTATATTCATGAGAATTACTCATGGGATGGGCCAAGTGGGCCAGCGATTGACACCAAGGATTTCATGCGTGGATCGCTCGTGCACGATGCTCTGTATCAGTTGATTCGTGAAGGGTATCTAGGAAAGAAGTGGCGAAAGCCAGCCGATAAAATCATGAAACGAATTTGTCGTGAAGATGGTATGCCTTGGTGGCGTTGCCAGTATGCCTATTGGGCGGTGCGTGTGTTTGGTGGAAGTGCGGTTAAGAATGGTTAGTGTGTCGTAGCTGAATCAGAAAGCTCATGAGCTGAAAGCCACTTGGCGTCGTCAAGCTCACCCATAGCAGCCCCGCACTCGAGGCACTGGCTGATATCGGCTGCGGTGTAGCAGCATTCCAGGCATTGAAGGATTTCCATTTCATCGCTCATGTAGGGAGTTTACCATTTTCCTGATGTCGGGGAATTGGTCGGGTGGGGTTATTTACCGAAATACCTTTTAATCTCGCCCCCAATCCATTGACCAACAGGGACAGAGACGCCGTTGCCTATCTGCCGGTATGCCGAGGTATTCGAGACTGGAAATTTAAACCAATCAGGTACACCCTGGAGCCTTGCGAATTCTCGAACTGAGTACGGTCGAACGCCCAGCGGGAAACGGCGATCTTTAACTAATCGAGTGCTCTTATCTTTTGCGTAATGCGCCACACATGTTGGGGCCAGGTCATCATTCGCAGGGTCAGAGATAATCGGCAGGTCACGATATTGGCCATTCATCCGTGCCTTAATTGCCTTCGGGATTGTCAGTTGCGGGTTATCTTCCAGCACCTCAGAGAGCTTCATACGGCGCGTACCCTCGGGCGGTCTAACATTGAAAGGGCGTTTTGTGCCGATGATTATCAGCCTGTCTCGTCGCTGAGGTAGCCAGTTTTCAGACTTGATGGGGCAGAATGTTTGAATGTGATACCCGGATAACCGGGTTATCGATTCCATGACAACCGGGAAAGCCCTCATACCCGGAACATTCTCAACCACATAGAATTCTGGGTTCGCTACAGCTAAATGACGGAGTGCGTGCAAAAACAGGTCGTCGCCTGTTCGTGCTGAATGGATATCCGAAATCGTGCTGTATTTAGTGCAGGGGTAGGTGAATACCATTCCATCACAGGAATCTTGTTCTAGCACTAATTCCTGAGTTAAATCACACTGCTTTATGTGCGGTCCTAGATTTGACCTGTATGTTTTACAAGCGTCGGAGTCCAGTTCAAACGCCTGATTGATGTCAATTCCCGCATCTCTAAGCCCAATATCCATTAATCCAGCACCAGAAAAATAGCTGTTAACTGCTATCATTGATAAGTCCCCAAAAGTGTACTATTCAGCAGCTCGCACCCCAACAGAATCAACGCCTTACAGGCGACGACCAGCGAGCCGAATAGTACAATCGGGCATGGGTAAGTGTTTGATTTTCTAGGGTGATGTGGTGCTGGGTGTGTCTGGCTACGAACCAGGCGGTCGGAGGTTCGAATCCTTCCGGGCGCGCCATTTACACCAAAGGCTAGCAAAGCAATTTGCTAGCCTTTTTTATTGTTTGGCGTGGGGGGGGGGTGCGGCTTTAGCTTGACAGCATTGCCCAGACTTCCGGGATCTCTAATTTAACTTCTTTGATGGTCTGCTCAACGATCTCTGGGGATAATCCTGCTCTTTCCCAGGCACCTTCTTCTACTTCATCGAT